AGCCTATTAGCGGCAAAGAAGCAAAACTTATTCATGCACTGTTGAAAGGACGTGGATAAATGTATTATGTATATGATGAAAATAAGTCTATTGTAGCAGTATGCACTCATAAACGTGATGCTGACGGCTTGGCACACAGTGCAATCGCTGATAAAAAAACTTACTTTATCACAACAAAAGCCATTGACAAAGATTCAGATAAATCGTAATATTACATTGTAACAGACACAGAGGATACCATGGCACGTAAATCATATGAAATTATGGAAGTACTAGCAACATCGATTGCAGTAGACGAGGCTCAGGGCTTTATCAAAAGCGGCCATGGGTTTTACGATTATGAAAATAAATGCAATGTCTTTGATAACAAGACTGCTATCCGTTACATTATTAATGATGTTAAAGAGGCAGAAGACATTGATGTTACAGTAACTAGCAAACATATGGAAAAGGCTGAAGAGCTTAAAACATATTTTGACAGTGTTATTGTTATGAAAAAGCTCACTGGCAACTTTAATGGTTTTGAAGATACAGTGGGTAATATTCTTAATAAAACAGAAGTAGACAACTACGGCATTAGCGTACTGGCGAGTTTGCCTAACAGTATGCGTATTCAGAAACAGCGTGACGACATGGATGACTTTTATGAAGACATGCGACAGTCTAGCGAGTATGTTGGTAAAGTAGGTAGCCGTGGTGCGTTCTCATTGTTTATTAAAGATGTGAAATATATCGCAAAATACGGCATCCATTTGGTAACGGCTGTTGAATCTGATCAGAACTTGATTAAGTTCTTCTGGAGCAAGGATCCAGATATCAGTAATCTTATTGTAGGCAAAAGCATGCGTGTTACTGGTTTTGTAAAAGAGCAAAGCATCAGCAAGTTTAGCAACTGTAAAGAAACTGTATTAAATCGTGTAAAAATAGAAAAAAAGTGAAAAAAAAGGTTGACTTATCTTCTAGATGTGCTATCTTAATACTGTAGAGAGACAAAAACACAGGAGTGTAAAATGGAGAAAGTACGTATTTTAAAAGGCCAATACGGAGCAACAGAGATCAAGAATACTGTTGTAAAACTTGAAAAAGGTTTTAAACTTGGCAAAAAAGGCGGCTTTATTACAGTATGCGGCAAGGACGTAGCCGGACTACCGGATCGCAAGATTCGAGTTAAAGTAGAAGATATTAATAGTTTTGAAACAGTATCTGAGGAGACACCAATTGGTGCACCAGGTAGTAAAGTAGAAACAGATGAACAGATTATTGCACGTTTACGTGAACGTTTTGAGATCCTGGACGATATGACAAACGCAAGTATTGACGGTGTTGTACGTGGCATGGTAGTAACGGGCCCTCCAGGTGTAGGTAAAAGTTTCGGTGTTGAACGAGTATTAGATGAAGCGGCTGTTGCTGCAAAAATTACAAATGCTCCTCAACGTTACGGAATGGAAAAAGGTGCTGCATCAGCAATTGGTTTATATAAACTGTTGTTTGAGTATGCAGACCGCGGTAGTGTACTGGTACTAGACGATTGTGACAGTGTGCTTTATGACGAAACATCACTTAACTTGCTCAAAGCAGCATTGGACAGTGGTAAGAAACGCAACATTAGCTGGAAGTCAGAAAGCCGTGTACTGAGTCATGAAGGTATTCCAGATCGTTTCGAGTTTAAAGGCAGTGTAATTTTTATTACTAACCTTAAATTTGAAAAGGCACGTGGCAAGATTGCAGATCACTTGGATGCTATCCTTAGCCGCTGTCACTACTTGGACTTGACCATGGATACAATGCGTGAAAAGTTCTTGCGCTGTAAACAAATTGTAGCCGATGGCATGTTAGATGAATACGGTTTTGATAAAGCCGAGCAAAAGGAGTTGCTGGACTTTATTTACGAAAATAAGAATCGACTACGTGAACTGAGCTTGCGTATGGTTACCAAAATTGCGGACCTTAAAAAGATGAATAAGGATCGTTGGAAAGCATATGCAGAATCAACATGTATGAAACGAATTTAATTGGTTGGCGTCTCCTCTGTCTACGTCACTCTCACTCCTAGCTAACCAATTAATAGGGGGGACTGGAAACAGTTCCCCCGCTTTATTCTTGACAATCTAAATGGAAATCATTATATTACTAGTATGGCAAAAATTATTTTAAAAGATGAAGTAAATTGTAAAATAGAAGGTTTGGACCTGGATACTAGACGCAAACTAGTAAACAAGTTCAGCTTTATGTTGCCTTATGCCTATCATGTGCCTGCATATAAACTGGGTCGTTGGGATGGCAAGGTCAATTACTTTAACGTGGGTGGTAGTACATACATTAATCTATTGGAAGAAATACTTCCAATCCTGTTACAGGAAAACTATCAGGTTGATATAGAAGATTTACGCACACCAATTAACTTGGATTTTCCACAGATTACAGCAGAACATTTTAGTGATAAACTATGGCCTGAAAAGCACCCAGCGGCAGGTGAGCCTGTTGTACTGCGTGACTATCAAGTAGAGATTATCAATCAGTTTTTAGCCAATCCACAATGTTTGCAAGAGATTGCAACTGGTGCTGGTAAGACACTGATTACAGCCGCACTAAGTAACCTTATTGAGCCATATGGGCGCAGTATTGTAATCGTACCCAACAAGGACTTGGTTGTACAAACAGAAGCAGATTACATCAACTTGGGTTTGGATGTTGGTGTGTATTTTGGTGACCGTAAAGAGTATGGCAAAACACATACTATTTGTACATGGCAAAGTTTAAACAGCATGGAGAAACAATTCCGTGATGGCAAGAGCGACTTGAGTATTGTGGACTTTGCACAAGATGTACAGTGTGTTATTGTTGACGAGGTACACCAAGCAAAAGCAGACGTCTTAAAGAAACTATTAACAGGAGCATTTGCTCGTGTTCCTATCCGTTGGGGACTAACTGGTACTATCCCCAAAGACGATGCAGACAAGATAGGACTAACAATTACACTGGGGCAGGTTGTAAACAAACTAGCCGCAAGTGAGTTACAAGACATGGGTGTACTTGCACAGTGTGAAGTAAACGTGCTTCAGATGCAAGACACTGCGGAATACAGTAATTATCAAGAAGAGCTAAAGTACTTGACTACTGACAAACAACGACTGGACTACATGGCCAAGTTGGTTAAAGGGTTAGCAGTTGATGGAAATACTCTTGTATTGGTTGACAGATTAAGCGCAGGGCACGGGCTAATGGAAAGATTGCCTGAGGAAACTGTGTTTATTAGCGGTGCTATGAAAAGTAAAGACCGCAAAGATGAATATGATGAAGTCAGCAGTGCTGATAATAAAATCATCATTGCAACTTATGGCGTGGCGGCTGTAGGCATTAACATTCCCAGAATTTTTAATCTTGTACTGGTAGAACCAGGCAAGAGCTTTGTGCGTGTTATCCAGAGTATTGGACGTGGCATACGTAAAGCAAAAGATAAAGACAGTGTGCAAATTTGGGATATTGCAAGCACTGCTAAATTCAGTAAACGGCACCTGCGTGAGCGTAAGAAGTTCTATAAAGAGGCAGAATATCCGTATACTATAACTAAAGTAGATTATAGAAAATGAAAGTATTAACAGTAGAAAACCAGACATATGAGCTAGACTTTGTTCCAGATGAAATAGATGATATACGTTACTGTGTACTAGATTACAGTAATAAGCATGATGCAGATTACTTCTTTGTGCCACTAGTATTCTTGGAAATTTTTAATGCGCCAGCAGCAATCTTAAAAATAGGTGAAAACACAGTTAAGATGCCACTGGACTGGAGTTTAATTATATGTGAGCCAGATGTAGGCGAACCAGAAGTAGTACCCATTACAGGACTAAATGATCGTGGCTTCCATGCATTTACATTTAATCCTATTACTGGGTTCTTGCCCAAGTTTCAGCCAGTGGAAATTACAAATGTGTATAATGATGTCAAGTGGCATTTTCCTAAATTAAAATATGGACACTTGTTGGCTGTTCCACTAAGTAATGAAGAAGGAGCACAGTGTGCATACTTTGTAAAAGAAACAAGTAAAGTACCTGATGTTCTTGACACATATCACTTATGGTAATATTATAAATTATGAGCAATAAACTAACAATTAAAGAAGAAATGCGAGCGATTGATCAGCGTGATATGGGCTGGTGGGATACGCTAACAGAAGAAGAACAAAAAAAGATCAGTCCCTGGGTACTGATGCGATATACCAGTGCATGTGATACTAATCATGATGAGATCCGTGATCACTATTTGACAATGACAAATGCACTGGTTAATGTACACTTTAATGTATTGAGACATCATCCACAACTACAACATCGACTATTGCAAATAGTGGGTATTGGTAAAACGCAGTATCATCCTTGGATAGCACCAGGAAAAAGACAAAAAAAGAATAAAGTGGCAGAATGGTTGCTGGAATTATATCCTGGATTAAATGAAGATGAACTAGACATCTTATTGCAAAGTGATAAAAAAGAATTAAAAGCACTGGCTGAAGAAACAGGAATGACAGATAAACAAATCAAGGATCTGTTTAAGTAATGTACACATGTGAGTATTGCAAAAAGAGCTTCAAGCGTGAAAACAGTCTTGCAGTACACATGTGTGAGCCCAAGCGTAGAGCTCTTAGCCGTAACGAGAAGCATGTGGTAGCAGGCTATAATGCATATAACTATTGGTATAAACTTGCCATGGGCAGTAAAAAAGACAAAACGTATGAGCAATTTAGCAGTAGTCAGTATTATAATGCATTTGTAAAGTTTGGTAGATATGTACTGGACATTCGTGCAGTTAATCCAGAAAACTATATCAAGTGGCTAACACTAAACAAAACAAGACTGGAAGACTGGTGTAAAGACAGCAAGTATAACAAATACCTGGCAGAACACAGTAAAACAGAAACAGCAGATCGTGCACTGGAGCGTTTTATATTAACAGCGGACAGTTGGGCATCTGATAAAGGGCTACACTGGAGCGATTACTTTGACAAAGCGCCAGCGCATGTTATTGTAAACCATATTGCAATGGGCAAAGTGAGTCCTTGGATAATATATAGTAGTGACAGAGCACAGGTATTTTTGGATAGTATACCAAGTGAAATGTTACAGCAGATTGCAAACACACTGGACCCAGCATTTTGGGTACGTAAAACAAAACTATTTCCACAAGATGTAAAATTTATAAATGAGACAATTGGATGATACCAGCAACAGATATTGATATTGACACTGCTGACCGTACAAAAGTATTAAAACTTTTCCCTAATGTACCAGCAATGATCCAACGTGATAAGAAGCGAGTAAAGCACAATACTGGTGTTTACTTTCATGACATGCCTAGTGATCCGTTTACTGGATTGGCAACTATTGATCATAAACTAGCAGAGCAACAGGGCTTTTTTAAAATTGATATACTTAATGTTGGGTTGTATAAAGACATTGAAAGTCCAGAGCATTTAGATAAACTTATGAACACTGAGCCCATGTGGGAGTTGTTAACACACACTGAGTTTACAGACAATTTATTCCACGTAAGTGAACACAGTGAAGTGCTCAAGCGTATGCAGCCTAAAACAGTAGAGCAATTAGCAGCGGTATTAGCAATTATCCGACCTGCAAAAAGACATCTGCTTGGAAAGTCCTGGGATGTAGTAATGAAAGATGTATGGACTAAACCTGCAGACGATGCATACTACTTTAAAAAAGCACATGCCATTGCCTATGCAGTTGCAGTAGTTGTACAGATGAATTTGTTATGTGAGTCTGTTGCATGAGTTTTAGTATAGACGAATTCCATGATAAAGGATTTGTTAAACTAACAGAATCCATGTCACACACTTGGTGTTTAAATTTTTTAAACTGGAGTCAGCTTCATATGGAAGCAGACCGTGGACATGATAATCTGGGTAATTATATTGCAAAGCCTAAAACACACATAAACTGGGCAAACTGGTGGAGTCAGGATTTAACCAATCTAGATTTTGTTGACGATGCTGTTAAATTTTACATGCCACACATCAGTAGACTACTGGACAATCCTGTATTGTATCACAGTGATTTAGTTGTAACTACAAACAGACACCAGGGTGTGCGTCCGCATATTGACACGCCATATAGATTTGAAAGTTTTAGTGAAGAAGAACGTTTACTTGGTGTACAGTGTTTGATTCCGCTTACCTCATTTACTAGGGAAAGTGGCGGCACTGCATTTGTTCCTGGTAGCCATCATACACAGTGGGATATTAAACGTTGCTATCGTGGCGAGTATAACGATTACTTTATAGCTCATAATGAACAACCTGAACTCAAGCCAGGTGAAATGCTAATGTGGCACCCAAGAGTGTTACACAGTGCAATGCCCAATACCAGTGTAGGTAATAGGACAGCCGCTCTACTGTTATTTGTAGAGCGTGAATATTATGATGAAATTCGTGTTATAGATAATATCTTTAAGTAGATTTTCTTACTAATTGTACGTTTTTTCTTTTAACTCTTTTTTGCATAATATCTCTTAAACATACACTAGGCCCTTGCACAATTTCAAAATCCTTACTGGTAAATGATTGTAAGCAGTTTTGAAAGACTTTAAATCTCCCTCCCATTACTATATTAATAGGAAGTTGTCTATTAGTTTCCCACCACCATTCATTACCTAATTCTAAGAATAGTTTTTTGTGTTCTGGATCTTTAATTAATTCATATAGATACATGCTTATTACATTTGCATCTTGGTTTTGAATTATACCAACATACTCATTGTTTCCATATGTAGTTAAAGTTAAAAACGGAAAATTATCTAAAAGTAATTTATATTTTTCTGGTATCGCCATAATATTACTTATCTTCTAATAAATACAGTAGGAGAACAAAAAACATGACACAAGGTACCGGATATATTTACAGTCAGCGTGGTGACGTAGTACTTGGCAAACGTACAGGCACTACAAGGAATCAACCAAGCAATTACAAGCCTTTTAAAATCTTAAAGGGTGTTGATACAGTTATCACATTTTTTATTCGTGATGTAAACGGATGCAAAATACAATTGCACGATAAAACAATCAAAGCAGTTGTAATGAAGCATGACGGACATCACGTATTAGTACAAAAGAATTTACGTGTACAGGATGTCAAAAACGGTGTTGCAACACTACATCTTTCTCCAGGTGATATTGCAAACATGGGTGCTGGGTTTTATGATATCTTGTTAACTTGGCAAGATGAACTAAACCGTGTACATGCACTTCACAGTGACGCAAACTACCGTTATTGCTATGTTGCTGAAGTTGTAGACGATTGTGGTCCTATGCATATGGATGCACAGTCAGCATACAGTGACTATGCACTTGGTTTACAAGATCCAGACGATACAGTTTACCCACTGGGTATTACAAGTAGTTATTGGTCAATTACACTAACTGCAACACTCAGTGTAGATATTACCTTTAGTCTAATGGTAGGCGTTAACTTAAATGTAGCACTGGGACTTAGTTCTGGCTGTGGTGCAGTCTTTAATGTTAGTATAGGCGTATCATTTGTAATCAATGCTAACTTTGTATATGATATAACATTTGTTTCAGCAGGTGCAGGCTATCAAGTTGGTGATGTAATTCTTGTTACTGGTGATCAACTGGGTGGTGTGCGTGGTGTAAACGATTTGCGCATACAAGTTGACAGTGTTGATTCAACTGGTGCAATCCAGACATACACTGTTACTGGTACACCTAATACAAGTGTATACACAATTGTAACAGAGCCTTTTGAAGGTCCAGCAAGCACCGTAGCAAACTGCGGCGGTATTAACACATTCAGTGTTACATATGCTGGTGGTGCTACTGGTACAGTACAGATGCAAGGTACACTGAGCCCTAATCCTACAAGCGATGCAGATTGGTTTGATGTTCCGCAAGTTTGTGGATATAACAAAGAAATTAAAGTAGCAAACAAGACAGGTACAGAAGCATACCAAACAGATGGTATGTTTATGTTCGTTAGATTTAAATTCACTTTAACTGTTGGAAGGGTTGACAAAATACACTATAGACGTTAATATGGTGTTATGCATTTGGTCCTTGAGTTCACTAAAAATCTGATCCCCGTTAATTGGAAAACTACTGGCACAGGCTGGACCAGTGGTAATTGTCCTATGTGTGTACAGAATGGACAAAGCAGACCAGATACAAAAAAGCGTGGTGGTTTTTATTTTGAAGAAGACAAGTTCAGATACAACTGCTTTAACTGTGGCTATAGTACAGGCTGGAGTGAAGGCAAGCAACTCAGCGGGCGTTTAAAGCGTTTGTACGGTGTGTTTGGTGCAGATAGTAGTGAAATACATCGTTTGCAGATTGAACTTATGCGTGAGCGAGATACTGCTGAACTGCTTATTAAAAAGAAAACGGAAGATAAAGAAGTTAAAATTGACTGGCCAGAAATACCACTGCCAGCTCAAACACAAGATTTACACACTGCTGAACTTAGTGAAAAAGAACTGCCCAAGTTTGTCAGTGCATGTGAGTTTTTAAGTGATAGAAGTTTACTGGATTATCCAGACTGGAAATACAGTACATTTAGTCATTTTAAAAGTCGTGTTATACTTCCGTTTTATTACAAAGGAAAAGTTGTAGGGTATACTGCACGTTGGGTTGGCGATGTGCCAAATAAAGAAACACCCAAGTACTATGTACAACAACCTAAAAACTTTGTTTATGGATTAGATAACCAACATGCTGAAAACCGTTTTGTTATTGTGACAGAAGGACAGTTAGATGCGCTAAGTATTGGTGGAGTTGCTATTGGCAGTAATAGCATGAGTTTAGACCAATCTAAAATTATTGAAAAATTAGGCAAGCGTATTATACTATTGCCTGATGCAGATAAAGCCAGTATGCGTTTGGTTAGGCAGGCTATTAAACGTAACTGGATGGTTAGTTTTCCGCCCTGGGACGATGGGGTTAAAGATGCAAATGATGCAGTACAAGCATATGGAAAACTGTTTACTATAAAAAGTATAATTAAGTTTGCAGTGGATAATAATACCAAGGCAGAAGTTATGGCAAAAGGTTACTGTAAATGAGAAGAAGTTATACACCACGGTATGATGCACACGCCGCAAAAGAAGCATTATTTGAGGTAGAATATTTGAGGCACATATCAGCACATGCAGAAATAAAGAAACGTTTGGAAAATAAATTTGCTTGGGTACCAACAAAGATGAAAAGTGGCTCGATTGTTTGGCTAAAATCGTATATAATAGAATATACATATGTTGATTTAGCAACAACGGAACGCTTTTTAGGTGAAAAATATTACACAAATGATGAATATATAGAAGCAAAATTAAAAGGTGAAGTCATTTAATGGCAGAAGATTATAACGAAGAATTACAAAAACTGTATCTGGAGTTTTTGCAAGCGGATAGAGAATTGTTTGTTCGCTGCAACGCTATCTTAAATGCAGATTATTTTGATCGCAGTCTACGTAATGCAGTGCGGTTTATGCAAGAGCATGTTGAAAAATATGGCGACATGCCTACACTTGAACAGATGAAAGTCAAGGGTAATGTAGAGCTACAGGATTTGCGTGACAACACACAAGCACATCAAGATTGGTTTTTAGATGAGTTTGAAAAGTTTTGTAGACACAAGGGTTTAGAAAAAGCAATCTTAGCAAGTACTGACAAACTGGAAAAAGGCGAGTTTGGCAGTGTTGAAAAGATGATTAAAGATGCTGTACAAATTGGACTTGCGAAAGACTTGGGTACAGACTACTGGAGTGATCCAGCAGCAAGACTACAAATTATTAAAGAGCAAAAAGGCGGTACTAGCACTGGTTGGACAACCTTTGACAAGTTTTTGTATGGCGGATTTAACCGTGGCGAACTAAACATCTTTGCAGGTGGTAGTGGATCTGGTAAAAGTTTGTTTATGCAGAACATCGCACTAAACTGGGTACTGGCTGGTATGAACGTAGTTTATGTAAGTCTCGAGCTTAGTGAAGAGCTGTGTAGTATGCGTATGGACAGTATGCTAACAGGATATAGTACTCGCGACTTGTTTAAGAATATGGAAGATGTAGATCTTAAACTGCGTATGACAAGTAAAAAAGCAGGTAAACTACAAGTTGTACAATTGCCAAATGGATGTAACGTAAATGACTTGAAAGCATATTTAAAAGAGTATCAGATCCAACATGGTGTAACAGTTGATGCAATGTGCGTGGACTACTTGGACTTGATGTCTCCAGCAGGTAAAAAGATCAGTGCAAGCGACTTGTTTATTAAAGACAAATATGTAAGTGAAGAACTACGCAACTTTGCAATTGAGCAGAATATTTTGTTTGTTACAGCATCGCAGTTGAACCGTGCTAGTGTTGATGAAGTAGAATTTGATCACAGTCATATCAGTGGTGGTATTAGTAAGATTAACACTGCTGATAATGTTGTAGGTATCTTTACAAGTCGTGCAATGCGTGAACGTGGTAGAGCGCAAATACAGTTTATGAAAACACGTAGTAGTAGCGGTGTTGGCCAAAAACTAGACTTGGCATTTAATATTGAAAGTTTGCGTATTACTGATTTGGATGATGATGAATTAGAGGATATGAATAGCGGAACTAGTGCCATTTATGACAAGCTCAAGAAACAAAGTGAATCCAGCCAAGCTGGAATTGTATCTCAGACAAACAGTGTGGTTGAGACGGCCGTCAATAACACTGATAAGCTACGAAGTATTCTTAAACGTGCAGAATAAGATTTCTTCATCACTCTTTACTACAGGATTAAAACATGCTATATAGTAATTATTGTCTACACTTACACAGTGCTCCTGTGTCAACGTCACTTCTTATCCATCACAGGGTCTATCAATAATGTACAGTTTTTTATTTTTTGCAGTTTTATTCCCCTTCACTAATAATTATCTAAATTCGCTAAATACTACTAACAAAAGGGTTGATATGCTATGAAAAGACGTACTAGATCTATTCTTGAAGAGATCAACAGCATTGGCGACACTCATGATCGTAAATATATTGTTGAAAACACCGCTAGTAATGTCATTACCAGTGCAAGTAACTTGATTAAACTTATTACGGAAACGTATGATGAGCAAACCAGTCAGGACCTTGTCAAACGTTTAATTAACAGTATCAGAACCCAGGATGAAATGAAGTTTAAAAGAGGCATTAAAAAAGCGAATGAAAGTAAAGGACATTCTGGGAACTAATCCCCTTAACAAAAAATATAGAGGACAACGCAAGCCACGTCATCGTGGCCGCGATCTTCGTGAAGGCGGAAGTGCACCAGGTGTAGGTCCAATTCATATTGACGAAATTAAACCTACACTAGAACCATTATCAAAAGATTTAGGTGTTGACTTATATAGCCAAGCACTAGGTAGTGTTGGCAAGAAGCAATTTAGTGGCGATATTGATGTTGCAATTGATATTCCGCCAGAGAAACTTGAAGAGTTTGGCGAAAAATTAAAAAATCATCCACTAATTTCTTACTATTCAAAAACAAGCGTGTTTATTACAAAAATTAAAATTCAAAATTATGATCCTGACCGTGAGATGATTGATCCACGTACTGGCGAAAACCGTGGTGTTCCTGAAGGACGTACTGGGTTCGTTCAAGTAGACTTTATGCCTGGTAACCCTAAGTGGATGAAAACATATTACCACTCACCACATGAAAAAGACAGCAAGTACAAAGGTACATTCCGTAACATTATGATTGCCAGCATTGCTGGTAGATTAAATGTAGTTGCAAGTGATGAGAAAACTGAAGATGGACGCCCAATGGAAATGGAACGTTGGATGTGGAGTTCAAATGGTTTAGTGCGTGTTAAACGTACACCTGTTCCTAAAAAGAATGGCGAAGGTTATACAAAGCAAAACAAAAACGAAGTAATTGATGGACCATTTTATGATGATGCAGAAATTGCCAAAAAACTAAAATTGGACAGTCCTGCGGATATGTACAGTTTTGAAACATTACTGGCCGCTGTTAAGAAAAATTACAGTAAAGAACTAGCGTCTGCAATTATTAATGATTTTAAAAACAACAAACAAGTAATAGACATGGGTATGCCAGATGAAATTTCGTGAGTTAATTACTGAAAACAAAAAGCCCATAATGGAAAAGGCTGAAGCACGTATCCAACACTTGGAGGATATGGTGTTGTTTAGTGGCAGTGCAGGTGCACGTAAGGCACTGGACACACTGGAAAACATTCAATCCAATCCCAAAGCAATCACTGTAAAGTGGGACGGCTCACCAGCAGTTATTTTTGGTAGAGACGAACGTGGTGATTTTATTCTTACAGATAAAAGTGGCTTTGGTGCCAAGGGTTATGACGGTAAGGTAAAAAGTGCCAAAGCATTACAAAATATGTTATTAAGCCGTGGTAAAGAAGCACCAGATGATAGCCGTAAAGCATTTGCAGCAAACATGGCCAACAGTTGGAGTGTTTTTGAAAGCAGTGTGCCAAAAGACTTCCGTGGTTATATGTGGGGCGATTTGCTTTACTATGATACACCACAAGTAGAAGATGGTGACTTTGTTTTTAAACCTAACCTAGTAGTATATCGTGTAAAAGCAGATAGTGATATTGGTAAGCGTATTGCACGTAGTAAAGCTGGTGTTGTTATCCACATGTATCTTGATTTAGAAGGTAACAAGTCTAGAGCTGATGCAAATGCACTAAATGAAGGTGCACTACTTGTAATGCCTCCAGTTACAGCACAACAGCCGCCAGTAGTAGACAAAAATATTTTTGCTAAAGCAGAGTCGCTACTAAACAAAAGTGGCAACAGTATTGACAAACTATTGGATGACAATACACTAAGAGCACTTAAAATTACAGATTTAAAAAATGTTCTTTATAGTTATGTTAACCACAAAGTAAAGACACGCAGCCTTGATAACTTGGCAAATGAATTTGTTGACTGGTTAACTGGTAGTAAAGTAAGTGGCGTTAAACAGGAACGTATTAAAGAACATATTAGTAGTGATCCAGTTGCATTCCAAAATTTGTTTGCACTTGTTACAAGTATCATGCAAGCAAAGAACGATGTAATTAAACAATTAGACAGTCAAGAAGCAGATGTAGAAGCATATACAGACGGCGAGCGTGGCGGCGAAGGCTACGTTATTGGTACAGGCGATGCTAAACTAGTTAACCGTAGTGGTTTTAGTGCAGCAAACCTTAATAAAGTAAAGTAATAAATATCAATATGGACAAGAAATATACAGCAACGGAATGGGCAATGATGGAAGGTGGTCACACTGTACCAGAATCTTCCAACAAGTTCAGCTTCGTTAAAGACTTAAATGAAAGTAGCCAATATCGTACTCGCCAAAATGTATATGGCGTTAGTGCTAGAGAACTTGCGGATCATGCATTTATTGATCTAATGACACTTTGGATACTTTATAATGAATTTGATTATGCACCAATCAGTATCAAGTATGCTGCAAAAACAATGATGTACGGTGGCTTCCGTAATTATAGACAAAGCGGTACAGACTTGTATATGACACTGCACTTTATTACAAACAAAGACGCAGACGCTATCAAAGGCGGCGGTGCAGACAATACATTACTACAGCGTATTAATGTACCAGAAACAAGACTTAAAAACTATCTTAACCAAATGAAATACAATCAATTATCACAAGGTCAAGCAAGACAGTTTTTACAAGAAATGGAACGCAAGTTATATGTAACAAATAGTAGTTACCGTAGTGTAAGACGCTTGGCACAAGACTGGCCAAAACTAAATGAAACACAACGTGCACTAGTAGTTACACGTATACTTCAGTTTTATAGAACACACGCTAGAAGAAGTGAACTATTTGGATTCTTATCTGACCTAGCACGTAGTAAAAAATTAGAAATTAGAAACGCAAACAACGCAGAACAACCAAAAAGTAAAACAACAGCAACAATAGCAAAAGCAGCCGCACTAGGCGCAGCAGGCTATGCTGGGTTCCAAATTGGTAGATCAATTGGTCGTAAATTAGTATAATAAAAAATGACACAAGATGAAGATGGGTTGGTGTATTATACAGCATACACACTTGTTGATATCACTGACAGTAAAAACACAGATCCAAGAAGTCCTGACAAGTTAGGATATAATCAAGCACAAAACTTAAATGTATTGTTACAGTTGATTGGATTAAGAGCACAGCCTATTGTATTGGGCATCAGCAAGTATGAAGATCAGGATCTGGGCGATTATAAATTTAATCACACTGGCAAGCACACAGTTTGGAAATTGGTGTTTAAAACTGAGTATGCAAATGCTTGGGCAGCAAATGGAAACTTGACACATCATTTAGAGCAAGATTGTAATGGTGTAGCAGTTAGTACTGGCTTAACAGAAACTGCTGATATGAAAAGCAAGACATTTGCACTAAATGACAATCTTTACTTTACCACTAGTGTAAAATTATAAAGTAGTCTTATTATCTACACGATATAGTATATAAATATTAACGTAGAAGGATTGATTCCTTTTAATAGGCAACATTAACTAGGCACAAAACACAGGCTCAACACTCACTATTAACGCATCTCACGATCGGAGATGGAAAAGTAGGTAACGAGAAATGTCCGAACTGGAAAGAACAAACCTAGAAGCTCATGTTGATCTCTGTCAAGAGAGGTATAGAGTTTTGGAAGAAAAAGTAAACAGACTTTCTGATGGTCTAGATCGTCTAGCAGGCGATATGCGAGATATGAGAGAAGAAAATATCAAGCAGCATCAGAGTACAAATAAAATGCTTATCGTAACCGCTGGAACTGTTATCAGTGGGTTGCTTGGCACAATAGTGACAGTACTACTGGCACTATCCTAACTCCTTGAAGAATTTATCAATAAGATAAATATCGTTAAGGAGTTTTTCTATGCATTTAACAGAACTTTTTGAAAGCGCAGTAACCGAGGCTAAGATGGTCTGGGCTCGCAAAGGCAAACAAATTGCTCGTAAATTTCGTTGCACAGTTGGCAATCGTAAAGGTAGAGTAGTTAGTAACCCTAGTCAGTGTTTTGCGCCTGTTGATTTGAAAAAACGTTACACCTTAAAAAGAACAAAAGCTAGGCACGGTGCTAAAATGGCACGTAAAGCCAAGAGAACTAAAAAGTTTTCAGCAGCTAGTAGAATGGTAAGGCAGCTAAACAAATGAGATTACTAGAAGGACTAGAAGAATACGGACATGAAATGCATCGTGCATTACAGGCAATGTTAAAAGAACTGTTTAACGTTGATGTAACAGAAGACGAAGCCCGTAAAATGACAGATAAACTTTCACTTAGTGATGTACTGCGTTTAGACACTGCTATTGAAAATCATAATGAAGAATCTATTGCTGATATTTTAGGCACAGATTTAATACAAATGGAATACAGTTTACCAGGACGTGCTGGTCTACAGAGTACAGCAAGTACACGCCCAACTAGTCAAAAGCGTCCAGGACAAACAAGATACACGCCAACATCAAAACCAGTTGCGGGCGGTAACAAAGTAGCAACAGGAGCGCCAGCACAGGCTGATCCTGATGATGAACAAAGAATGGCAAATACTGCTCAGTCATCTGCTAATGCACAATCTGCTGCTGCAAACTCAGCAGAGATTCAGCGTCTTAAAAAACTAATAGGACAACGCAGATGAGAACAGTTTTAGTATCAGGTGGAATCGAAACATTTGTCACTGTCAGAGAAAGTAAATGGCTTGACACTCACAGTGATGATCGTGTATATAAAAAGGACTTGACTGAAAGAGAACAACTAATTGCGCAGCAATTGGTTAGAAAAGGTGTGTTAAATAGACACGTTAGAGAAGGCAAAACCTATTACACTAGAAACACTAACAAGGCAGTATCATGACAGTAAATTACGAAGATGCAAAAGCAATGGAAGCAGTTTTACGCAAGTTGGAAGAAGCGACTAACAACAGCGTGAATAAAGTTTTAAATGAAGATAATAAAACTAGCAGCCGTGACGATGCAATCGTTGCACTGAACACCAGTAGAACAGAAGCTGGTGTAAATGTTGCAAATTACACCATTAAGCCAACTAAACTTACAATCGGTGGTATTAGAAAAAACTATTACGACATTGTAGAGAATGATACTGGAGAAGTATTGTACAAAGAACTAAGTCTGTTTGAAAGTGCAATGAGTATCACAAAAAGATTAATGCTGGGTAAAAGACTACAAGACTGCGATACTATCGCCCAGATGGACGAAGCATATGACAGTCGTTTACTTGAAGCATATAACTATAAAGAGAGAATCAAAATAGTTACAGAAAGTGTAAAGCGTGATGTATACGAAGCCAAGTATAGTAATGCAATGGCAAAAGTTAAAGACGCAAAGCAAAAAATAATTAGAACACTATAAATAGTATAAAGAATTGGAGATCGAAATGTTTTTAAATGATTTTGAAACAAAAGAAGTAAAGTTCGGTAAAATCCAGAAGTATCTTAAAGAGAACTATGGTTACGAACTTGACACAACTGGACTAGACCAGGAAAAAGTAAATGATATTATCAGCAGCACACAAGCTAAAATGGTTGCTGAATCAGATGCACGTGAATATACACGTTTGCACATGATTAGTGAAAGTTTAAAATTGTGGACACCTGCGCCAATCCAAACAGCACTAACAGACATGGTTGTAGAAAATGTTGACGAGGATACAGTTGAAACAGCTAAAGTTATCCTAGCAGCACAAGAAATGAACGACGAGCTACAGAAGATGATTGAGAGAGTTGCAGAGATGCAAGTACAAGATCTTATTCCGCTAGTTGATGCAATGAAAGCAGAAGTTGGTATGGCTGAAGCAGATGCATTTAACAGTGCAGTAGACAGCGCACTAGCAGGTCTACTAGACTCAGTTAAAGGTGCAAAAGAAAGTGTTGAAAATGCTATCCTGGCAGCACAAGGCCAAGCACCAGCAATGGACATGGAAGCACCAGCAGGCGACATGGGCGACATGGATATGGATGTTGACATGGGCGATATGGATGATGCACCAGCTGATGATCCATTTGATGGTGACGAAGCTGCCGCAGATGCAGAAGGCGAACCAGAAGGTCGTGAAATGAAAGAAGAAAGTATTGAGTCATTTGATGCAATGCTGGAAGAGCTTCAAGCAAAAGTTGTTGAAGGTAAAGTTTCACGTAAAGATTTAGAAGAAGCACTGGCACAGTTTAGAGCAAAATAATGAGATTTAAGCAGTTAGTAGAAAGCAACTATACTAAAGAAATGGAAGATGAAATTACTAATCTTCTAGTTGCAGTAGCGGCTGAAGGTATTAACACAGTTGATACTGACCAGTTAATTCTCGATCTCCAAAATATGGGTTACAGTATTGACAAAGCTACTATCTTAGACGTACTCAACAACATTGGTATGGTTGCTAATGCTAACAGCGAAACCATTAAACTTGCTATAAACAATTTAAGCCGTGCTATGGATGATAGAACGGCTGACAGTGAAGTTACACATGTCAAAAAAATGGCACAAAAACAAGCTAAAAAGGATCTAGGACTATGACATATTATTTAAACGCAACAGAAGCTCGTAGTCATGCTAGAAGCAATCTTACAATATTTGATGAAGTAAATGCTGTGATGAGAGCAATTATTGTAGCAAGTGATGCTGGCGATTATTCAATTACAATTAATAACACAACACTTACTCAGAGTACAGATCACTTTGCTGCCTGGGTAGGCACGACTACTGATTACAAAAGAGATGACGAGATTAGTGAAGTAATTCGTTACTTTAGAGATCGTGGGTATAACATTACACAGCGTAATGATGGAACAACATTTAGTTGGGTGATTTACTGGTAATTTTTACTAGACAAACGTTATCATTTCTGCTATACTGACTTTATGTTAACTTTAAATTCACCTTATCCTTATAAGGAACTTTCCCGTAAAATGGTAGATGGCAAAAGACTCTATGATACAGAGTCTGGCCCGTTGCCCAGTGTAACAACTATTTTAGATAAAACAAAACCACGTGAAAAACGTGAAGCTCTTGCCAATTGGAAAAAGCGTGTAGGTACAGTGGAGGCTCAACGTATTACAACTGAAGCTGCCAATGTAGGTACCGTAATGCATAATATTTTGGAATACTGGGTCAAGAACGAAGCATATGATCCAGGTAACAATATGGTGCACCAACAAGCAAAACAAATGGCAGAAGTTGTAAAACAAAATGTAGAGCCAGATTTGAATGAAATCTGGGGTAGTGAAGTTGCATTATACTATCCTGGTCTTTATGCTGGCACTACAGACTTGGTTGGTGTCTGGAAAGGCAAGCCAACAATTATGGACTTTAAGCAAACCAATAAGCCTAAAAAACGTGAGTGGATTGAAGATTACTTCTTACAGGGCAGTGCTTATGGAATGGCACACAATGAACTATATGGAACTGAGATAGAAAATATTGCTATCTTTATGTGTAGTAGAAACTGTGAATGGCAACTATTTGAAGTAGAAGCTGATGAGTTTAAATTTTGGACTGAAAGATGGGCAGACCGTGTCAGTCAGTTTTACAGTCTGAGCTAAATACACACAGTAAGGAATTATTAAATGGCAGAAACACGCATTAGTAGAATACAAGTTCGCAGAGGCGACATTGCAGATTTACCTATCTTACAAGAAGGTGAAATAGGTTATGCTTTAGACGAGCATCGTATGTTTATTGGCAACAGAGAACTAGCTGTTGGTACTGGTGATGGTACTACTGTTACCTTTAATAACCCTTTTATTCATGATCTTCCACGTACAAGTGAAAGTGTTGCGGATGCAGTGCTTTATGTTGATGGTGTAGAAACAAATGCTGTCGTAACTGTTGACGACATTACATTTACAACACCGCCTGCACTAGGCGCAGATATTACACTAAAGGTTAATACAGAAATTGCAATGGTTAACCGTGTACTACGTCCTGGCAGCAAAACACTTGGTGCAAGTCAAGCAACGGCTGCTGACAGTGGATTTGCTTTTGACGCAACAAGATATGACACTGCATTTGTAAATTACACAATCAATGCTGCTACTAAATTTAGATCAGGTACTTTAAGAATTCTGGTTGACACTGTGAATAATAATGTTATAGTAGATGATCAGTATAGTAGAAGTCCTGCAATGCAGGATATTGATGTAACATTCAGTGGTGTCATTGATCTCTATAACAATGCACAACTTCAATACACTAACAACGAAACAGTAAACGTAACCCTTAAATATACTTTTGAATTGTGGAAAATGTAAATCAACTTAGGACAATGTGGCTGGAACCTCCGCATAGTCGTCTTGCCCATTGGCGTGAATTTAGAAAAAGTTTAGATCCAGATAATATAGACAGTTTGTGTTATAGTATCTGTAAGTGGTGGAGTTTTGCTCCGCAACAAAATTTAAGTATTGATCCGTATGATCCTGTAACTTGGCCCAGTGTTTGGGAAATGTTACATCAGGGAGATTACTGTAAATACAGTACTGCCATTGGCATGGCATATACTGTTTTTTATGTGAATCAAAAAATTAAGAATAAAGTACTAAGAGTGCATGATTTGGAAAATCATGATATATACATGACAACACTTATTGACAATCGTATTCTCTTAAATTATAATTATGGAGAAGTTGCAACCTGGGACAGTGTAAAAGCTAATCTTGATATTCAAGACTCCTGGGACTGTACGAGTGTTGTTGAAATGACAAAGCATAGAATAAGCATTTAGATAGGTAAAGAGATAATGACACCAGAAATTCAAGTAACAAAGCGAAACGGAGAGCGAGAACCTCTAGATATTGACAAATTACATAAAGTTGTATTTTTTGCATGTGAAGGAATTAGTGGAGTTAGCCCTAGTCAAGTTGAAATTAAAAGTCATATTCAGTTTTATAATGGCATTAACAGTAGTGACATTCAGGAAACCCTGATTAAAAGTGCTGCTGACTTGATTAGTGAAGAAACTCCTAACTACCAGTGGGTTGCAGGTAGACTAATTAACTATCATTTACGCAAGATGGTTTATGGACAATTTGATCCCTGGCATATTAAAAAGTTAGTAGAAGTCAATACTGAAAAAGGTTTTTATGATCCTGAATTACTTGGTGCTTATTCTGATGACGAGTGGGAAACATTAAACAATCACATTAGACATGATCGTGACAACAGTATTGCATATGTTGGCATGGAACAATTCCGTGGAAAGTATTTGGTACAAAACCGTGCAACTGGTGAAATTTTTGAAACACCACAAATGGCTTATATGTTGATTGCTGCTACACTGTTTAGTGACTATCCTAAAGAAACACGTATGCGCTGGGTCAAAGATTATTATGATGCTGTCAGTACTTTTGAAATCAGTTTGCCAACGCCAGTAATGGCAGGTGTACGTACGCCACAGCGACAGTTTAGTAGTTGTGTGCTTATTGAAACTGGTGACAGTTTGGACAGTATCAATGCAACATCAAGTGCAGTTGTAAAATACGTATCACAAAAAGCAGGTATTGGTATTGGCGCAGGCAGTATCCGTGCTATTGGTTCGCCAATCCGCAAGGGTGATGCTACACATACTGGTGTTATTCCTTTCTATAAAATGTTCCAAGCAGCCGTAAAATCATGTAGTCAGGGCGGTGTACGTGGTGGTGCTGCAACTCTTTACTATCCTATCTGGCATTACGAAATTGAAGATATGCTAGTGCTTAAAAATAACAAAGGTACAGAAGACAATCGTGTACGTCATTTGGATTACGGTGTACAGTTTAACAAGTTAATGTACGAGCGCCTTCTCAGCGGCGGCGACATTACACTTTTCAGTCCTAGTGATGTACCTGGGTTGTATGATGCATTCTTCCAGGATCAAGATGAATTTAAGCGTCTATATGAAACAGCAGAACGCAACACACGCCTACGTAAAAAGACAATTAAAGCAATTGACTTGTTTAGTGCATTTATTGAAGAACGCAAAAACACAGGCCGTGTGTATCTAATGAATGTGGATCATGCAAATGATCACAGTGCATTTGATAAATCAATGGCACCAATTCATCAGAGTAACCTATGCTGTGAAATTAACCTGCCAACAAAACCATTACAACATGTATTTGATGAAGAAGGTGAAATTTCACTATGTACACTAAGTGCTATCAATTGGGGCATTATGCGCAGCCCTGCAGACTTTAAACGTCCTTGTGAACTTGCTGTACGAGGCTTAGACGCACTCCTAGACTATCAGAAATATCCAGTATTGGCGGCTGAACTAAGCACTATGAAACGCCGTCCTATTGGTATTGGTATCATTAACTTTGCATATTGGCTTGCAAAAAATGATACTACGTATCAGGATCCAAACTTGGAACTTGTTGATGAATGGGCAGAAGCCTGGAGTTACTACCTAATCAAAGCAAGTGCTGATTTGGCTGCTGAACAAGGTGCATGCCCTGGCACATCTGAAACACTATACGGAAAAGGTATTACACCTAACCAAACGTACAAGGGGGATGTTGACGAACTCGTGGCGCATACGGAGCGTTTGCCGTGGGACGAGTTAAGAACGCAGTTAAAAGAAACAGGGATTCGCAACAGTACGCTGATGGCTCTGATGCCTGCAGAGACTAGTGCCCAGATCAGTAACAGTACCAATGGTATTGAGCCTCCACGTAGTTTTGTAAGTGTTAAACAAAGTAAACATGGCGTACTTAAACAGGTTGTGCCAGGCATTCACAAACTAAAAAGCAAATATGACCTATTGTGGGATCAAAAGAGTCCTGAGGGTTATCTAAAAATTATGGCAGTATTGCAAAAATATATCGACCAGGGTATCAGTGTTAATACTACATACAATCCAACCTTCTTTGATGATGAGAAGATTCCAATGAGTACAATGCTACAGCACCTTATTATGTTCTACAAGTATGGTGGCAAGCAATTGTATTATTTTAATACATTTGATGGACAAGGAGAACTTGACATCAATGCCGAAGATAAAGTAGAAGAATTAGCAGCAGGCGAAATGGATGATGATGCTTGCGATGCGTGTGTAATTTAAAACGGAGTGAACCAATGAGTGTTTTTAATGCAGAAAAAAAGGGAAACCATACAGAAGCGTTGGCGTTTCTAGATCCTGAAGGTGGAGTAGCAATTCAACGCTATGACACCCTAAAATATAGAAAATTTGATCAACTTACAGACAAACAACTGGGCTTCTTTTGGCGTCCTGAGGAAGTTGACGTATATAAAGATGCAAAAGACTTTAAAGATTTGAATGAACATGAGCGTCATATCTTTACAAGTAATCTAAAACGTCAAATCCTACTAGACAGCGTACAAGGCCGTGCACCTGCAGAAAGTTTTGGCAGTTTAGTTAGTATTCCTGAGTTAGAAAACTGGATTATTACATGGACATTTAGTGAAACAATTCACAGCCGTAGTTATACACATATTATTCGCAACGTATACAATGATCCAAGTAAAATCTTTGATGAAATGCTAGATTTGAAAGAGATTGTTGATTGTGCTGATGACATCAGTAAGTATTATGATGACTTGATTGAAAAAGCAAGCTATTATAACCTATTGGGAGAAGGTACACATACTGTAAATGGTAAAAAAGTAGAAGTAAGTTTATATGAACTTAAAAAAGCACTGTGGAAAACTATCATGAGTGTAAACATCTTGGAAGGTGTTCGTTTCTACGTATCATTTGCATGTAGTTGGGCGTTTGCTGAACTTAAAAAGATGGAAGGCAACGCAAAAATTATTAAATTGATTTGTCGTGATGAAAACTTACACTTGGCAAGTACACAATACTTGTTAAAAATCCTTCCTAAAGACGATCCAGATTATGCTAAAATTGCAAAAGAAACTGAAGCAGAAATGGTACAGATGTTTGTAGATGCAGTAGATCAAGAAAAAGAATGGGCACATTATCTGTTTAAAGATGGTTCAATGATTGGTTTGAATGAGCAACTATTGAGCGAGTTTGTTGAATGGATTGCAAACAAGCGTATGACAAGTGTTGGACTAACTAGCCCTTACAAAGTGCCACAAGCAAGCCCACTACCATGGACACAAAAATGGATTAGCGGTGCAGATGTGCAAGTAGCACCACAAGAAACAGAAATTTCCAGCTATGTAATTGGCGGCGTTAACAAAGATGTTAATGAAGATACATTTAAAGGTATGAGCCTATGAGCAAAGTAGTAATATATACTAAAGACAATTGTCCTTATTGTGTACGTGCAAAGCGTACCTTTGAAAATTTAAATATTCAATATCAAGAGTTAAAAATTGGTGTTGATGTAACACGTGAGCAATTGCTCGAAGCATGTCCGAATGCACGTACAGCACCACAGATTGTAATTGATAACACAGTTATTGGTGGTTACGAGCAATTGGCTGCTTATATTGAAAATACTGGCTGGAATGGAACAGGATACACACTATAAATGATTATTGATGTAAGAAAACAGGGCGACATTGTTGCCCTTAAATTAACAAGTGGTGAAGAAGTTGTTGGCAGTTTTCAAGAAGATGCCAACAACATCATCAAATTACGTAAACCACTAGCAATGGCTATGACTCAACAGGGTCCAGCCCTTGCTCCTTATTTTGCTACTGGTGATATTATGGAAACACCAGAAGTGACATTTAACAAAGACAATGTTGTAGCAATGATGAAAGTACACAAGCCTTTCGCAGATGCTTATACTGAAGCTACGACAGGATTGGCAACCGCAGCGCCAACATCACAGTTACAATTCTAGCAGCATAAATAGTGCTAGCAGGAGTTGTATAAATGAGTATACCAGTACATAGAAACGGCGACAGCAGAGCATGCGGTGCGTCTACCATTGTGGCAGGACAATCAAATGTCTTTGTTAATAACAAGTTAGGCAGCGTAAAAGGTGATCCTAACTCACATGGTGGTGGGAAAGTTACTGCAAGCAACAATGATGGAACTGTTTTTATTAATGGTATACCCGTAGTATTATTAGGAAGTAGTAGTACTCCTGATAGCCTTTGTCCTATTCCTGGCGGACCACACTGTGCACCAAAAGCAACAAGTGCTAGTCCAAATGTATTTGCATGTGGGGGTTAATTCATGAGTGATTTTCCAAATGGTTTAGCTGATGTAAATGAATATTTGAATACTAGACACCACTCTAGTACAAATATTGTTGGACAAGTTGGTGAAAATGCCAAAGTAGTCGTACAAAGTGAATTTGATTTTACACTTAAAGAAATCATTTGTAATCTTTTGGCAGGTAGAGGATTTAAACTTCCTAATATTCAAGTTTGTGTTAGCGTAAACTTAAAGGCAATCCTTGGTGTTGCAGGACTTCAGAGTGAATTAAATGATGCACTTAATCAGTTAGATGCTGCATTTGACAAGTTCATGGATCACACTGGCATTGAACAAGTACTGGGTAGAGTTAATAATGCGCTTGCAGAAGTAACACAAATTGCAAACATGATTAACTTCTGTGCAGCACCAATTCAGCCTATTGCTATCCCAAATGTTCTTGAACAAACTATGGATAGTTTCCTGGGTGCTGGTAAAGACTTAGTTGATCGTATTGGTCAAATGGTACCGGACCAAGTTGGCGGATGTTTAAACTTTGACGGACAAGACTTCAATACTACACTGTTTACTGGTGGTATTATGGGTACTATTAGTAGTAATTGGGATGCAATTAGAACTGGAGCGTTTGCACAAAACGAACTAAATGCACTTATTGCAGAAATTAATAGTGTTTCTGCAGACATTAATAACTTAATTGACAGAGAAAACAGTGTAACAGGATCTGAAAGTTTAGGCGGCAGTGCTTTCCAGGACAGTGATATTGACAGCACTGATAGTGATAATAGTACATATACAAATACAGACATGGGTGTGTTTTGGAATGCGGATGGTGCAGGCATTCAGGGCGCAACTCGTGTAGCAAGTGGTTTACAAGCAAGCTACAACAGATTCGCTGGGTACCCAGTTATTGGTTCAGATGGTACTGTTTACAACAATATCTTTGAACTATTCTTAGAACCAGGGTTGATAAGATTACTAGAAAAAGAAAGCGATCCAGCACCCACAATAGATGAGCAACAGCCAGTATACAATTATTGTGGAGAAGTTGTAGGTTATACTAGAGCAGTAACACAAGAAGAACAAACCACTAGCGATGGTGCGCTACCAACAGCACCTGACAGTCCTGGTTATAATTTTGGTGCTGGCACAAGTCCATATGGTACAACAGCAGGCAGTGGCTCTACTAGTAGCACAATTAACATTAACAACATTGAAACTGATGGTAATACAATTTATTTTGCCAGCAGTGAAACAGTGATGCTTAATCTGGGTGTTGAAGTAGGCGATATTGTTGTACGTACAGACTTGCCAATAGCATATGCAAGACAAAGCACTGCAACTGGTACAATTAATGATTATGTGCCTATGAGTTTATTGGTAGGCAACTATCTTAAAAACCTGGATGCACTTACTACAAATGGTATTGTTATAAAGGACGGCACCGCTGCACATACAAGAACACTGGTTGGTGCACCAAATGAAATAGACATCACAAATGCAAATGGTGTATTAGGTGATATTACTGTTGGATTAGCAGACAATACAGTGATACCTGGAACAGGTGCTATTACAGTACCAAACGGAACAACCAGTCAGCGTCCTACTGCTGAAACTGGTAAAATGCGTTATAATACAACAACAAACAGACTGGAAGCATACATTGCTGGCACAGTCAACGCATGGCAAACACTAGCGACTGGTAGTACTAATACAGTTGTAGGTGCATTAAATGTAGGAACAGAAAACGGACTTTATACACAAAACAACAATGGTGTATTGGAGTTTAAATCTATTGGGGCTGAAAAAGGCGTACAGATAGCAGTAAACAGTGACAGTCTAATGTTGAGCAGTAGTTTAGACATCACTAATTTAGGAACTGGTACTGAGGTCTTTAAGCAAAAAGACGCTAACAACAACTTTGAGTTACGTACTATTACTGGCGGAACTGGTATTAGTGTATCGCTTGACAATGACAATATTGAAATTAAAAATAATACAATTGAGTTAGGCAGTGCAAACAGTAGTGGACCAGGGCAAACTGAAATACTATTTGATGGAAGCAGAATCGCACCAGCAAATAACACCAGTTGGTTCTTTGTAATTACTGTACTGGGCAGACGTACAAACGGTACTGGTACAATGAGTATTAGACAAGAGGGTATTGTTGAAAATAACAATGGTACACTCAGTATTGTTAGTAACGCTACAAATGAAACTGTGTACAGTAATAATGCTGGCAGTAATTGGAAATTAGATGTTGATACTAGCGGTAATGTATTCCGTATACTTGTTACTGGCGAATCAGGTGCAGATATCTCCTGGGGCAGTAAAGTAGAACTAATTGAAGTATCATAACTTTTTACCACAAATCTAAAAATTATTGGTTGACAGGCAAGCCATTTTACTTTATATTCATACTATAAGTAATGAACCAGTATGAGTTCGAGGACAAAATGAGAAGCAAAATATGTGAAGACGGCAAGCGCCGTATGATCGCAAAAGTAGAAGTGCCAGTGGATGGCAAGATGATTGCACTGTATGCAATGGGGCATCCTGATTTGCAGGAGTATGCTAATCCTATGCATGCACTGGAAGTATTGAATAAACGACAAATTTATAATCTTGCGAAAGAAACAATTCGCGAGTATGGTATACATGTGCCACATGAAGTAGTTGAGGAACGTTGGAAGCCTCAGCATAGAGAAAAAGTTACAAAATTTGTTGTAGATATGTTTCCAGAGTGTGATTAATGATTTTGACAGACCCCAGTTATTATTTTAATATTACAGATTCTAATGAATTGTTTGCAAGTGTGTATCAGGATACACAGCTAGCATCTGAGGTTATCCATTATTATCAAGATCAGTTTGCTATGGCTAAGATAAAAGGAGTTAAATTTCCAAAAGGTAGCTATAGGAATAACTTAGAGCGATTAGTAAACAATAAAATTTCCTTTAAAGAAGATAAAGACTTTGCATTTGATAGCAATGCACACAAATTTATAGGTATGGCAAAATACCTATTAGTTCAATATGAAGTTGACACAGTATTAGAAGATAACTGCACTGATCTAGAGTACGCTGACATTGTACATAATTTTAGTAACTTTGAAAATATGAGAAACAATGTTGCTAAACGACCAAGTACATTTACATCAGCTGAACAGCAAAATGATACAATACTGCCTGACGCACGGACAGTAAATGTCAGAGAACTATATCAATATACAAAAAGCCAATCCATTTACTATATTTGTGATAGTATACTAGGTCCAATTAAACTAACATTGCCTAGTAATAGTTCGTTTAGACACTATATGGATAGAAAAATCACAACTGGTATGGATATTCGTATTGGCTACGGCAAGGTACGTCCTAACATCAGTTATGATACTGGTATCTTTATTGCTGAATATTGGGAAGTTATCTAAACTTTTTTATAACCCATTGAAATCTAAAGAAACTTTTCTAAATGTTTTGGTTGACATCCAAGACGTTTTACTTTATATTATATATGTAAGCAGAAGGAGATCAATATGTGGGCAGTTGAAGCACGTAACTACGGTGAAGAAAAAGATTACTTTTACATGTCAGGTTTGACACAAAAAGAAGCTCGTCGCCGTCATGCACAGATGTCAAACAGTGGCAAATGGGCTATGTGTCGTAGTTGGGATATGGTTGCTGAACTAGAGCAACAACAGGCTAATGAACGTATCCGTAACTTTAAAGGTCCACTAAGCGTATAAGGAGATCAAAATGGGATTTTTTATGTTTTTAATAATTGCGCTGATAGCATTTGCCGCAGTTATAAGCAACCCAAGTTGGGACAATCCAATAGTAAAATTTATTGCAGGATATATAGGCGGGCTTATATGTGCGTTTATATTACTTGCAATCTTTTTTAGAGCATTTGCACCATAATAAAAACAAACGAGGCAGGAAAATGAAAAAGTTTGTAATAGACACACTGAGCAGTGTATATAATTTCGTTGCAGTAATTGCGCTAGTGCTGATAGCAGCACCAGTGTTTGCAGAAGAAACATTTGCAGGATATAGTGAAGAACTATTTCCAGAAGAATACTGTATGGCACTTAACATTTACTACGAAGCACGTGGTAGCAGCATGGCAGATCAAATTGCTGTAAGCGATGTTGTATTAAATCGTGTACAAGACACCCGCTATCCTAATACAGTATGTGAAGTAGTCAAACAAGGACATCAAGATAGCAACGGCAATATGATTCGTAACCGTTGTCAGTTTAGTTGGTATTGTGATGGTAAAGCAGATCGTCCGCAGGATATTGATTCTTGGGTACGTGCACAAACACTTGCATGGCGTATTATGAAGTTCGAAGAGTTTCGTGGTATTACTGAAGGTGCTACACACTATCATGCACATTATGTAAACCCACGCTGGGCACGTGACATGACATTTATTGGAACCATTGGAGTACACAAGTTTTATCGTTGGGATTAAATTACATTCTTTGCATAAATACTGTTAATAATAGGATAGTATTTAATGCTAGTAGAAGAAATTGTAAACATTGGTGAGGGCGTAAATGACCCTCACATTTTTAAAGCAGTATTCATGGCTGGTGGGCCAGGTAGTGGAAAGTCGTTTGTGGCTAGTAAACTATTGGGTCACACTGGCCTTCGCACAGTTAATAGTGATGACATTTATGAATACATGATGAAAAAACAGGATTTAGATCTAGATCCTGAAACTATTTTCTCTCCTCAAGGACAAGAAATTCGCAATAAAGCAAAATCAATCACAATGCGTAAACAAGAAAGTCACATTGATGGTAGACTTGGTCTTGTCATTGACGGTACTGGCAAGGATGTAGCAAAAGTTAAACGTGCAAGCGAAGCATTGCGTAAACTGGGTTACGAAACAATGATGATATTTGTTAACACCAGTTTGGATGTAGCACAAGAGCGCAATCAACAACGTGCTAGAAGTTTAGACCCAAAAGTTGTTGAGAAGATGTGGAATGATGTTCAACAAAACATCATGTCGTTCCAACAGCTATTTGGCAGTGGTAATTTTATTGTTGTAGACAACAGTGGCGGTTTAGAAGATCAACAACGTGCGGCAAGTTTCCGTGAAGTTGAAAAAGATCTATATAGATTTTTAGAAACTCCTCCACGTATGCCACAGGCAAAACAATGGATAGATGATCAAACAAAGGATAGGGCAAGATAATGGCAGTATGGCAACCACCTGAAGAAGCGGCACCAGCGCCTACTTCAAAAGTAGAATCTATTCAGGCGTGGATTGATTCTTATGAATTTGTTGATAATGCAACAGCTAGTCAGGACATTCTCAAAAACGTTGTTGGAGATTTACCTGACCACCAATTTACATATGGCCCAACTGAAGGCGGCGGATATACACTGGAAATATCTGGTGATACAGTGACACAGACATTTGTTGTCAAAGCTGACGAATAAAGGCTAACAACATGTACGAATATAAATGTAAACTCGAAAGGGTTATTGATGGAAATACTATTGACGCTGAAATAGATCTAGGATTTAATGTCTTAGTCAAACAGCGTATAAAACTTTACGGAATAGCTACACCGTCGATACAAACCAACGATCCTACACAAAAGGAGCAAGGACTGATTGCCAAAACACGATTGATTGAAATACTACCTAAATCATTTGTGGTCAAAACTGTGCTAAACAAGCGTGGTAAAATTGGAAGAGTTCTAGGCTTTGTATATATAGAACAGGAGGATGGTAGTCGTATCAGCGTGAATGATTTACTTGTTGAAGAAGGAACAGCCACAAGATACGATACCAATAGTAAAGAATGAGAGTTTTTGGTTATTGGACATTGTTTATAGCACTGTGTATCAGTGCGGTTGCAGCATACTATAGTATTATTGGTTTGACTGCTATTTTTGCTGCGGCAGTTATCCCTATCATTATCATGGGTAGTGTATTAGAAGTAGCAAAGATTACAACGGCTGTTTGGTTACACCGTTACTGGAGTTTAAGCCCTTACTTGATGCGTATCTATCTTACAACTGCGGTTGTTGTATTGATGTTCATTACCAGCATGGGTATTTTTGGGTTCCTATCAAAAGCACATATTGAACAAACTGCGGCAGCAGAAGAAGGTGTTGCACAGTTGGATCGTATTGATGCTGACATTGCTAGATATAATGCTATCATTGCTCGTGCAGAAGAGCGCATTGTTAAAGCAGAAGAAAGCACAGGCACTCGTAATACTGATATACAAACACAGATAGACAAAGAACAAGAGCGTATTGATACTGCCTATGATCGTGCACAACCAGCTATAGACGAACAACTTGCTATTATTGATGCACAAACTGTTAAACTAAATGACAAAGTTGCTGTTTATGAACAGGAAATCAACAGCCTTGATCAAGAGCTAACACGTTTAAACAATCTTGTAGCACAGTTTAGAGAAGAACTATCAAATACAAACGTAGCAAGTGTTGAAGAACAAGTACAACCTTATATAGATCAAATTGCACAACTTGATAATGATATTGCAAGACTGGACGAACAAGCAGCGGCATACGAGGCTCGTATTGCTGAACTAGAACCAGATAACAGTGCAGTTGATACATTAAAAGCACAGATTGCAAATATTGAAGAGTCAATTGTTGTAACAACAAATAAACTACAAAGTACAGAGCGTGACAAGATCCGTGAAGGACAGGCAGTAATTGGTGTTACTAGCGATGGTTTATTTGGCGGTAACACCCGCCGTGCATTAGAAGCATGGGTAACAGCACAACAAGACCGTATTGCAAGTCTACAAGCACAGGAAACAGACTTAAGAGCACAAGCACAACTAGTAGTAGATAACGAGCGCAACCGCTTAACAGGACTAGTTACAAGTTTACGTGGTGAACAAACCGCCGCAGTACAAGACCGTAAACAAGCACTATTGGATACTATTGATACAATACGTGGAGATGCCGCTAATAGTTTAAAAACACAACAACAAGCAATCCAAGATAAAATTGATAATGTGTTAACAGTTGATATACCAACAAACAGACAAGCACGTAAGTCAGCTCAGGATAGCATCACAGCATTGCAAAACAGTGAAGATCCAAAAGTTAAAATTGCTAGAGAAGAAATTGCAAGAATTAGAGACAGTGTAAATGAGCAGATTGTACAAAGTAATAATTTAATTGCAGATTTAAGAAATAGTCTTACCGTTGGAGAAGACAGTGCTGCTAATAAAATTATTGAAGAACAACAAGAAAAAATAGTACAAGCAAACAATTCTATTGACACACTCACTGAAAACAAGTATGCTTTACAAGCAGAGGCTAGAAAACTTGAAGCTGAAGTTGGACCTGTAAAGTATATTGCAGAACTAGTATACGGAGAAGATACTAGCCGTAGTAGTTTAGAAGACGCTGTACGTTGGGTAATATTATTACTAGTTGCAGTGTTTGATCCACTAGCTGTTATACTTGTACTTGCAGGTGTAATGACTGTAAATAGATTTGGTAAACATAAAGAACCACCAAGTATTCCTGAACCGCCAGGGGAGGCGCCAAAAAAGCCTGAACCTGAAGTTGAACTTAAAAAAGAAGAACACCAGGAACTAAAAAAAGTAAAAAAGACAAAACGTAAAAATGCTAAACCAGTGGATATTCCTGCTGAAACTAACAGCACTACAGATACTATTGATAACACTAGTAGCAATGATAGTGTAACAGCGCCAGCAGCTAAACCAGCAAACTGGACACCAACACGCAATAAAATGTTCTGGTTAGACGAACATAAAGAAACCGTAAAAACTGAACTTAAAAAAGAAGAGTAAATGGATATAGATAACAGTGTATATACTGTAACACCGCCAAGTTTGTTTTTAAACGAAAACGGCCCAAGTGTGTTACTTGTTAACTTTAAAGAAGATAAAATTAAAGAAATTTGTCAGGGTTTTGAAAAACTCTTTAATAACAATAGTATTACATTTTACTATAGTGAAAGTCCTATCAATGATAGCACTATTGCGTGGTTTAGGGCAGTAGTAAACATGGCAGATTACATCATTGTTAATGTCAGTGAATGTAATACTGAAGAAATGTATACCATTATGATGTCTAAACTCAAGATTGATACAAACATCTTTTGGTTTAATCATGACAATAAAAATAAAGCATTAGTTAAATTAATTAACAGTTATGATCAAAAAATACTAAGTACAGTAGATCAGTTAATTAAGATTGCTGGTATGGAGTTAGGGTTCGAAGACTTTGATGCTTGACTTCTATATTAACTTATGTTATATTAATAAAATACTTTAACGGGAGAAACAAAAAAGTACATGTCTAAGTTTAAAAATAATCGCCAGGCTACCGATAAGCCCAGTGTGGTTAATAATTATACTATTGTTAAAAGGTTTAACGAAGTAAGAGTTACTGGAGCAGACGGTTCAGCTCTAGGTGTTATGTCAAGTAACCGTGCACTAAACGAAGCACAAGATCAAGGGTTAGATTTGATCTTGGTTACAGAAAAAGCAACTCCTCCTGTTTGCAAAATTACAGACATGAACAAGTTTCTCTATGAACGAAAACGTAGAGAAAAAGAAGCTGCAAAAAAGCAGCGAGAAAATAAAATCGAACTGAAAGAAGTTCAGTTTAGACCCAATATTGACACTCATGATTTCGAAACAAAATGCAGACATGTACAGCGTTTTGTTGACAGTGGTGCACTTGTAAAACTTATGGTTAGGTTTAGGGGTCGTGAAATGTCTAATACAAAAAGTGGTTATGAAATTATTAACACTGTATTAGAGACAGTTGAAGGGTTAACGTTTGATAGCAAGCCGCAGTTAAATGGAAACCGTCTTATAGCTATAGTGAAAATGGAAAAGTAAATGAGTAAACACCCTAAAACAGGCGGCGGCATGTCAGTTGCGGTCGTAAACAATGATATTAGTAGAGCGATGCGTAAACTTAAAAAGAAAGTCAACAACGAAGGCATTCTTAAAGAAGTACGTGATAGAAAGCATTTTGAAAAGCCCAGCCTAAAACGTAAAAAAGCGAAAGCCGCTGCACGTAAGCGTTGGCTTAAACAACAGGCAAAAAATAATCAAATTTAGACTTGACAAATAGGTTGTCAAATACTAAATATAAATTGTGCAGCAAAGAGAAAATTGCTACACAAGGAGTGCCGTGAAGGGCTCCAATTACAATTCTTGCTTTTAGAAGGAGAAACAAAATGACAAGATTAACAACACTAGACCTACCTACGTTTACACGTTCAGCTATCGGATTTGATAGAATTTTTGATGAAATGGAACGTAGCTTTGCAAATAGTGCAAACACTGGAAATTATCCACCATACAATATTGTACAAATCAATGAGAACGAATACATGATTAGTATTGCAGTTGCAGGATTTGGTATGGGTAACCTAGACGTTACACAAGACGGTAACGAACTTGTTGTAGAGGGTAAGCAACCAGTAGGTAGTGACGAAACTAATTACCTACACAAAGGTATTGGTACTCGTAACTTTAAGCGTAAGTTTACACTAGCAGAACATGTTAATGTAGAAAACGCAACACTTGATCTTGGTATGCTAAACGTACATCTAGTACGTGAAGTACCAGAAGAGCTTCAGCCAAAGCGTATCGCAATTACTGAAGTAAAATAATTTCCCAACGGGCGGAGGCAACTCCGCCCAATCAAAAGGTAATAAAATGTCAGAAGTAGCAGTAGAAAAGAAAACATCAAATATGACAACGTATAAACCACCACGTAAATGGAAAGTAGTATTTTTAAATGACGATACTACTCCAATGGAATATGTTATTGAGGTATTAATGACTCAATACAAGCACAGTCTTGAAGGTGCTAAAGATGTTACACTGACTATTCACAACAGCGGACGGGGAACTGCTGGTGTATTTCCACATGAGATTGCGGAACAGAAAGCAGCTGAAACAATGGTGCATGCTAGAGCACACAACTATGCGCTGCAAACAGAAATTGAACAAGAGTAACCCATGAGAATTGAAAACGAAGTATTGTTAGACTACAGCGATGTTCTGATTAGACCAAAGCGTAGTACACTAAAGTCACGAAGCGAAGTTGACTTAAATCGCAGTTTCACTTTTAGAAACTATAAACCTGATACTGCAGAAAATACTCATTACTATGGTACGCCTATTATGGCAAGTAACATGGATGGTGTTGGTACTATGGAAATGGCAGACAAACTAGCAGAAGGAGAAATCTTTACCTGTCTAGTTAAAACTTATACTGCTGAACAACTGATTGAATACTTTGATGGATTACATGAACGTCATAGTCATGTAGCAATGAGCATTGGTACAAGTGACAGTGATTTTAATAAACTTGTACAAGTGAAGACCGCAGTAAACAATAAACTAAAATATGTTTGTATTGATATTGCAAATGGTTACAGCGAGCATTTTGTAGATCATGTTCGTCGTGTTCGTGCTGAATTTGCAGACTTGGTAATCATTGCGGGTAATGTAGTTACCGCAGACCAAACACAGGAGTTGATTTTAAATGGAGCAGATATTGTTAAAGTGGGTATTGGGCCTGGTAGTGTATGCACTACTCGTATCCAGACTGGTGTTGGTTATCCTCAATTGTCCGCCGTTATCGAATGTGCGGATGCTGCACACGGCTTGGGTGGCCATATTATCGCTGATGGTGGCTGCACTTGTCCTGGCGACATTGCTAAAGCATTCGCAGCTGGTGCCGACTTTGTGATGCTGGGTGGTATGCTTGCCGGACATGATGAAGGCGGTGGCGAAGTTATTACTAAGATTTACGAAACTAATGAACTACACCCCAACCGTATTAATCGTGTAACAGAACAAAAACACTTTGTACAGTTCTACGGTATGAGTAGTGACGCAGCAAACACAAAACACTTTGGTGGTCTTAAAGACTATCGTAGTAGTGAAGGACGTGAAGTTCTTGTTCCCTATCGTGGCGCAGTTGCTCGTACAATACAAAACATCTTAGGCGGTGTTCGTAGTACATGTACATACGTTGGTGCACCTACACTAAAGCAACTTAGTAAGTGTACAACGTTTGTTCGTGTTAACAATCAGTTCAACCGTACATACGAGAGTACGACAACTAAAATGTGATAAATATCCTTAGTACAGAGAGGATTAACTATGGCAATTTTAAGTAGCACTAACCCAAATAGACCGCAAAGAGGCAAAAGGTCTGTGAGATTATCAGGAGAAGCGTCTCCGCAAGAAATACCGCTAAGTGCTGGCACAGTAGTATTGATTGCCAACGGCTCAGGAACAACCTTTACATTGGCTAATGGTCAAGAAGGACAGATGATGACCTTTGTGGCAAGTTCAAATGGTGCAGGCAACATAAACGATATTAGAGTAAACTGTAGAGCAAGATACGCATTTGACAGCGGCGGCACAAGAATCACAGGTTCCAGTAGCACAGCAGAATGGGCACCATTCAATGCTACACAAGAACATTCAATGGCATGGGCAGTATTCACAGAAGGCGAATGGTGTTGGAGTCAAGGCACTAACGAAGAATAAGGAATAAACAATGGCAGACTTACAAAGTTTAAGAGGACAGAGAAACTTGTTTGGCGACAGCCGCTCACCATTCAACGGATGGGTATATGAAAGCCAATACAAAATGTTCGTGTGTGACCCGGACAGCGTTCCAGACAGCAGAGCAAAGTTTGACAGCGTTGGACACAGAATGATGAACGCAATCAATCCTAACTGGGTTGTGTATAGAAGCCACACAGGACAGATAATGATGTTGGTGGACGGCAACCGTTGGGACTCAGCCTCTATCAAGCAAACAATGGATGAGCAAGTGCATCAGGCCGCAGCAGAAGATACTGTTTGGACGGTCACAGACTCAGATGGTGCTTGGACATATAACGCACTTGACGGTGTTACACACGGCACAGACGGTGGCTTTCCTGTAATTGATATCAACTACAGTTATTGGCGTTCAGGGATAGTTGGCAGTGTGGTTTATGATGCTAACACAGAAGATGAACTCAATGAAACTATAACTTTTGACATCACCAACGCAAACCCCAACACCTTTACAGGCGGTTTGAACGGCAATGAACTGGCAATATGGAATGCGTGG